AGGTAATACAAACACCTCTTGACCTTAGATATCTGTATGAGAATTGGCGGTTTGGGCCTGGAGCCAGTAATGGCGTTAAGGGTACTCACACCGCTGAAAAACTTATACAAGATATGACGTGCACAGCTCGGTCTGAACCATTTGTTCGTAAACTGCGCGATTTAAACCCGTACATGCACCTCAATGATGAGGAGTCACGTTGCGGGATACGAGTAGTCAATGGGTCACGCCTAACAACAGTCCCGAAAAATGAGGACACTATGCGTACAATTGCGATAGAACCTTCAGGTAATATGGCCCTGCAGCTTGCTGCGGGGACATATCTTGAAGGTGTTCTGCGCAAAATTGGTCTTGACATATCAACGCAACAGCCGAAAAACAAGGCCATGGCGTTACGTGGGTCCCAAGAGGATAGTCTAGCGACTATCGATCTCAAGGCCGCGTCTGATATGATCAGTATAGACCTAGTACGTGCTCTCCTTCCGTCGGATTGGTACCAGTTGCTGATGGCTATCCGTAGCCCAGTAATTGAATTGCCTTCTGGCGAGTCAATAGAACTGACGATGATATCAACGATGGGAAATGGTTTTACTTTCCCGTTAATGACGTTAATTATCAGTGCTCTCATTTATGGCTTCAGATGCACAAGAGGCGGACCAAGTCTTTATATCGACTGGTCTAATACCTGTGTCTTCGGCGACGATATTATTATTCCGTCGTCGGAGTATGAAGCTTTCTGTGAGGTATTGACTGGGGCGGGTCTTGTCGTTAACACTGACAAGTCCTATAGTGCAGGACCCTTCCGGGAATCATGCGGTGGAGATTACTACATGGGCTACGATGTAACGCCTGTGTACGTGAAATCCATCAGTACGATCCCGGAGACCTATGTTGCGATGAATCAGCTTTTAGAGTGGGGGGGGAGACATAATATCTTCCTCTACCGCTCATTGGCTTTCCTCTACCGCAGCCTAGGAGAAAAGGTCCTCCTCATACCTGAATGGCATAACTCCGATCAGGGGTTATTGTCATCTCAGTGTTCTCGTCGATACTCCTACCTTAGTCTCAGACCGTTTTCAAGGAGGGTTATTCCCTCTAGATACGATATGATGCTTGCGGTTGGGGGGTATGTGAACGAGTCGGGCTCTAACCTAGTTTACACGCCTCGGATTGACAGACCGAAGCACAGGGTTAGGAAGTCCAGGCTCCCGCGAGGGTACCTGGACGGCTTCGATCCCCTAAAGAGGTCGAAGCTCCTATCAGACCGTATATCTGGG